CTTCGCTATCATCAACATATTTATAGCCATCATTAAATGGCTTATCTGGTTTAACTGATTTAACCGGCCGCGCCATACACATATAACGCACCGCATCATATGCATGATCTTCTTGCTTCGTGTCTACATCTTCGACTTTGATTTTATCGTAGGTTAAAGCTGGCAAGGTGCGTATTAAATGTACGCAATTACTAAATATCTTTAGTTTACCTTCTTTTAATCGTTGATGCACTTGCATAAGTCCGGCTAGTCTATCATTATCTGCACGCACCCAGTACACGCCCTCAGTTGCAAATATTTCCGCAATCGTTGGGCCGTCATGGCCTGTGCGTTGCCATATAGCTGGGTCTGCTACGCCTTGATAGTCTTTTAAATGTTCTATCTTTTGTGCTACTTCCCTTGCCGTTTCCTGTGTACCAGTATCCGGCATGCCCGGCTTGCAACCGTAAAACTCACTAGTAATATATAATACGTCGTCATAATCAACGGCAGCGGAATATACTGCATATGGTTTCGTATAACCCCAGTCCATTGACCGGTATCGTTGCCAATGATGCGGTATTTCAAACGGTTCTATTACATGCTTATCGGTTCTAAATTCTGTAAATACTTGACCCTCGAATATGTTCCAGTCGCCGTCTAAATACGCCTTACGTAGCTTTTCCGGTAACGTGTTAAGTGCATCTATATAACTTTGTGATAGATGCGGGTTATCGCTTGCCCTTGCTTGGATATATGCAATCTTATCGGCGAACGGTTGCATTTCTTTTGTAAAGTTCCTATCAATGAATAGGTCTTTTACCCACATATGGCCTTTACCGCCCGGATTTGTTGCAGCTATTAACTTTGTATCCGTGATACCAGTCCAACGGAGCCGCATACGCAAAAAGTCGAATACATCGCGACTATTCAAAGTCAATTCATCAATAGCAATAGCAGCGAATTCGCTTGAAAGGTATTTACTTGGATTATCCAGATTACGGAAACATATCACGCCGCCGCCTAATTCATCATTCAATGTGAATTCATGATTACTTTCCTTATAACTTCCTAACCATTCTGGAAACTCCATTTTGATTTTGGATATTTGACGATCATCAAGACTTGGATAATCCTCACAAAACAACCCAACGCGTATGCCTTTAATTCCTGTTTTGATGAACCAATCAATTAAAAGCCATACCAAACCCCAGCGGAGTATATACGATTTACCACCACCAGCAGCGCCGCCATATAGTGTATAAATGTTTTGCTTTACTGCACGCAAGAATTCTTTTTGCTTAGGTGTTGGCCGTATTACATCGCGAAACAGATTTGTTTTACTCATCTGCATCACTCAATTCATTATTATCAATAACCAACTTAACGGCGCTTTCCGTTGTAATTTCCTGTTGTATCTTATCGCGCCATTCTTTAGAACGTCGATTTTTAAGCCAGAAAATCATAGCCGTTGTATTTCCTTCAAGTGCTGCTTTGTAAAGTGCATTTTCAACTTGTATGTCTGCTTCGTCCTTACCTATTTTTAGGGCGTTCGCTATTTTCGGTGATTTCTTGCGCCATTCCCAGAGGGTAGTTATGCCAATACTCATATTGCTGGCAATTTGTTCATTTGTTAAACCGTTGCGCGCCCAGCCTTGTAAAAGCAAAATCTTTTCTTCTGCTTCCCAATCTTTATATGTAGTTTTCGCCATTGTTTCACCCCCTATCGTAGTATGTTGTTATCTTTGTTTTTCATTCTTCCGTGTGATCGTTGGCATATTCCCGCATGTTGCTTAGATGCGTGTTGGCTAGTGCAATATGTTTGGCATAATCCGTTGTAATATATTTCGTTGGCTATACATTTACCGCCTTTGTTATTAAGACATTTTGACTTTGTACATATTATATTCACTAGCTTTTCACCACCTTCACAAAACTTTTTGAAAAATTTTTAATTTCCCTATTGACTACTTGCTAAAACGCAAGTATAATTAAGCCATAAGATACATCAGAAAACGCAATTATTCAAAAAGGAGAATTAACAATGCAAATGACTATTCAAGAAATTAAAAACGCGATCAGATACAACGAATTAAACAGTATCGAAACATTACAAGCAGCATACACCGGAATTAAACACAATAATGACGGCATAATTCAAACACTAGGTTATGACGATTTAAGCAACATTGTTATGATGCTTCGTTATATCGCGGAAAAATGCGAATTGCTTCGTCGCCGTACTAATTCGATATATGATGCATTCGCTGCATTCAACCTACGCGAAACTGTTTTCGATACCGTAGATGAATACCAGAAAGAAATGAATAACAAAATACGCCATATGTTAGCCGCTAGATAATAGCGGCTTTTTTAATTACTCAAAACCGAACACGCCGCACTAAAAGATCATTAGAAACTATGAAGGTGATATCTCTTAAAATAAAAACAATGTGCATTATGTTCAGTTTTCAATAATTAAATGTTCCTTTTATGCAAAAAATGAGATATATCGCCGTGGATATACCTCATATTCTGATAGTTTTATTCATTTGTCATGTATTAAACACTCAAAACCGGAGCCATACCGCCGCACTCTCGACGTCGTAGGCCTACGGCCTAGTTCCTAGGAAACCGAACGGCCCCAGTTTTCAATGCTTATATGTGTACTCTAAACCAATACCGATATGGATCACATGAAATTAGGTTTATTATGCTTATTGTTGTTGTGCTTGGAAGTACATATTTATATTTGATAGGATTGTTCTCAATGGCATTGTGTATGTTTGAAAGGAATTCTTTTTTATCGGTATCGGTTTACAATACACAATAGGGGAACGGCCCAAAGTTCCCCCTGTGCATTGTGTTCATATAGGAGAATTACGCCAATGACCTTTTAAGCATCATTTGACAATATAATTATACTATATATGGCGTTTCCGTATTATTTCGATGTAGTTCGGTGTAGTCCGACTTGTACCGTTTTAGCAGTATACATACTAGGATAATACGTTTCATGTAAATATTTCCCTACTTCAATAAGGCCTAGCGTTTTTAATTCGCTGGATTGCGTTTTTTCTAAATCCGTAAAACTTTTAGCGTATTTTGCGCTTTCCCCGTCGATGTACTCACGCATTAATAATATATTAGTTTTCCCTATGGTGCATTTGTTGATGATATCCGCCGCCGTTTCCCGTTCATCAATTAATGCGCCTATTTCTTCTTTTACGGCATCACGTTTACTTTCAAGCCGTACAATTTGCCGGTCTAACCCGCCCGGCGTTCCGCCACCGCTTAAACGTTCTTTGCTATAATCAATGGCCCCTATCGTCGTTACATCTGACTGTAAACGCTTTAGATCTTCCTTCAATGATTTAATTTTCATTGAGATTAATTTAATCGGTTCTAGGAATTCCTTGCCTATCTCTCTATATTCTTTATCCGTCATTTATTCCCCCGTATGGTTCATTATCGCATATTCTTAACTGTTTCCCCTAACATGTTTAAATAGTCCTGTAAATTGCCTTTGATAGCATCATTCACTATTTGGATATTGTCAGTTGTTACATAATGCGCCAATAGCATTTTATACATCGCATCTTTTGTAGGTACTAAAACCGCTATTAATGCGCTAATTACAAACGCAATGCATAACGCAATAATTTTCCCTTTATGTGGCTTAGATAATTCCCGCACTTCATCATCTGCAAGCCATATAGCACAAAATCCACATATCACAACGGTTAGCATAATAAACAATCCTTGATTAATTACGTCAATATTATGTAGTACCTCAATCAAGTACAAATACATCGGATTAATTATAGGCATTACACATTTCCCCTTTCGCCTATTTGTATCAAAGGGGCATTTATATTGCCCCTTATCAACTACATCGTAAATACTGATACTAACTTAATTAACGCTATCACTAACGAAAACAACAATGCAGCATCAAATAATAATTTAATCATGGTTATTTTCCTGTGCTTCCAATACCACTAGCACCGCGCGCCGTATCGGTTAATCGTGCAACCTCTAACAACTTTAATGCGCCAACTGGTACAATAATACCCTGTACCAATCTATCGCCCTTTTGGATTAAATACGGCGTATCGCTAGTATTGTGTAGAATTGCCTTAATTTCCCCTCTATAGTCCGCATCAATCACCCCAAATGAGTTCGGGATAATTAACGGCGTTTTGCTCATGCTAGATCGTGGCGCCAGCATCAACATATACCCCTTTGGAATTTCCACCGCTAGGCCTAGCGTTACATATTGCGTTTGATGTGGTTCTATAACTACGCTTTCTGGTTGATAAAAATCCATACCAGCAGCATCTACGCTGCCAACTTTTGGCAATAATACACCCGGCATGCATCGCTTAACCTTGATAACGTCCGCATTATATCGTTTATATCCAAATATGCGTTTAATCCTGTTTAGTAGTTCCATTTATTGCCCCTCATTTCAATAACGCTTCCAATACTTTATTTTTTCTATCCATTATCCGTATTTCTGCCCTTGGGTTATCTTTATCAATACCAGCGATGCAGCTATTACCATATGAACATATCCATTTATCATCGTCGATAACTTTCGCTTTTGTTAATATATCGCTAGTTGCTTGCAGTAACCCGATTAAATCCGGCCAAC